CACCCAAGTATGATGAAAGTGATTTGCGTAAACGAATGGAGAATGTGAAAAATGCCCGTGGTAGACAGCAGTGAAGTAAACAAAATGTTACGTGACTTAGAAGTCGGCATTGTGGATGCGTGGCAAGAAACAGGCACATTCTTCAAAAACACAACACCGGTTAGATCAGGCAATGCTCGCAGCCGCACACGCACAGTTGGTAAAAAGATTTCAGGCGATTATGCTTATGCTGGTCGATTAGATGAAGGTTGGAGCAAGCAAGCTCCTACTGGTATGAGTAATCCAAGTTTGGAATACTTTGAAAAAGAAATTAACAATATTGTGAGAAAGTATGGCTAAGGAAATTCGCGTTGCACTGGTCCTAGACACCAGTAACTTTGACCGAGGCATTAGACGTGTTAATTCAAGTTTAAAACAATTTGAAGTCGATGGCACGAAAGCAGCGAATGCTGTTAGTGATGCTTTTAGATTTATTATTGGTGCAGCAACCATTGACCAATTTGTCAAGATGGAAAGTGCGCTAACTGGCTTGCAAAACAAACTGCAGGTAGTTGCAGGCAGTCAAGAAGCAGCTAACCAAGCATTTGCACAAATTGCAGGCATTGCTGATAGAACACGCAGTGGACTAGCCGACGTAGGTGATCTTTATAGTAAGATTGCACTAGCTGGTGAGAAGCTGGGCCTAAGTCAAAGTCAAGTTGCACAAACCACTGAAACATTTACCAAAGCACTTAAACTAACTGGTGCTGGTGCTGCACAAAGCAGTGCTGCTATTCTACAGTTTGGTCAAGCATTGGCAAGTGGTAGGATGCAGGGCGATGAATTCCGCTCACTAATGGAAAATGCTCCAGGCTTTATGCGTAAGCTCAGTGATGCATTGGGTGTAAGTCAAGGTGAATTGCGTAAGCTAGCCACAGAAGGTGCGCTAACAGCAGATGTTATCATTGCTGCTACACAACAAATGGCTGCTAGTGTTGAAGATGATTTTGCCAAGACAACACCAACAATTGCAGATTCATTCACAGTATTGAAAAATAATATCATGCTGATGTTCGATGAAATCAACAAAGGCAGTGGCGTATTTGAATATATTAGAAAATTAATTTTATTATTAGCCGACAACATTGGCGTAGCATTCAAGTTTATTGGTGCAATGATTGCATTTGCACTAGGTGCCAAAGCTGTTGCAATGGTATTAAACTTTGTTAAGGCACTGCAAGTATTACGTGCTGCTACCAAAGCACAAACAGTTGCACAGGCTGCACTGTTAGCACTGGGTGGTCCAGCTGGCTTAGCCGCACTTGCTGCTGGCGCCGCTGCTGCCGCAGCAGCATATGTAATGTTAGACAAAGCTATTCCAGATAGAATTGAATTACCAGAAGGTCCAGGTGAAGTTGATCTGGGCGCACCACCAGATGCACGTGGTTTATTAGAAGCTGCTAAAGCTCGCGCACAAGCAGAAAAAGACGCAACCAAAGCAGCTAGAACAGCAGAACGAGAAGCACAAGCACGAGCAAGAACTGCTGCACGTAATTTACAAAGCATTAGAGAAAATATTGCACAACTACAAGTTGAAACTGCTGCACTAGGCGAAAAACTTGCGTTAGATCTACGTTTGGTTGGCACAGCAGAAGATTATATTGAAACACAGCAAAAATTATTTGATATTAATAAAGATCGTGCCAAAGCGATTGCTGATATTCAAGCCAAAGAACTTAGCACAGTGCCAGCTGAAAATGCACGCCTACAAGCAGAAGCTATTGCACAGGTTAATGCAGAGTATGACAAGCAGATTAATTCGCTGAATACACTAATTGCTATTCGTGTTAAGGAAGCACAAGTATCAGGTGGACGTGATGTTGCACGTATCGGCCGTGAAGGTGCTGCTGCTGTAGAAGCAATCAACACAGAAGTTGCTGCTAGAACAATGTTGTTTGACTTCCAAAAGCGTCAAGCAATTGAAACACAAAAGATCAATGCCAAGGCACGTGAGGATGAAGCACGCCTACGTGAAGAAAGTATTGGCATGGATCAAACACTATTTGAAACACGCCTTGCAAACATCCATGCACGCCGTGATGCCGAAATTGCTGCACTAAATGCAGTAACAGAAGCAGAACGCCAAAGAACAGAACTAAGCCTTACTTTTACCGAAGGCATTGCTGCTGCACAGCGTGATGCAATGATGCGTGTAATGGATGAAGCAACATATGCTAAAGATATTTTCAACACAGCAATGGAAGGCTTTAGCAACAGTATTCTAAAATTTGTGGAAACAGGCAAGCTAAGTTTCAAAGACTTATTCCGCAGCTTAATGGTTGAAATTATCAAGATGCAGGCCAACAAGTTCTTCCTACAATTGTTTGGTAAGGGCGGCGTGTTTGGTAATTTACTACCAGGCATCTTTGGCACAAGAGCAACTGGTGGTCCTGTAATGGCAGGCAAGCCTTATGTAGTTGGCGAGCGTGGTCCAGAACTATTCGTTCCCAGCGGCCCAGGCACAGTTGTAGCCAATGATAGATTAATGGGTGGTGGTGGCCCAACACAAGTAGTTTACAACATTCAAGCTGTGGATGCAATGAGCTTCAAACAATTGGTAGCACGTGATCCAGAATTTATTTACAGCGTAACACAAGCCGGCGCTAGGAGATTACCACGATGAGTTTACAAACAATAATTGACAATGCAATGAGCATTGAATTTGTTCGTCGCAAACTAGCTGGCCAAAGTATAAGCCGCAGCGGGCAAGTAAAGATTGCCAGTGTGGCAAATAATATGCCATGGCAAATGATTGTGGAACCACGCCCAGGTATGCGTTGGGCTGAATCACGTGACCTTATTGAAGAAATTGATAGACTAGATCGTGTGTTTCTAGAAGTTGTGGATATTGGTAATACAAATCCAAGACTAGAATATATCACCAGCTATCAAGGCACACTCTCAGGCACAGAACTAAGCACAATTACTGTGGCCAGTGCCAATGCGCTAACACTTACACTAAACGTAAGCGGTATCACTGGTGGCACTAAGGTAGTGTTTGAACCAGGTGACTTTGTGCAACTAGCTGGCAACTACAAATATCCATACACTGTGACCAGTCGTGTGCTACGCGGTGCAGGAAGCACGGTAGAAGTGCCAATCAACAGACCATTTATTGACCAAGCTGGTTACACTGAGGTTGGTGCTGGAATCATTGTTGGTAAGTTTGTTACTTGGCAAATGGTAATGACCAAGAAGCCCAGCTATCGAGTGATTCCTGGTGGTTACTTGGAATGGACAGACAATTTTGAATTAGTGGAAGTCATCGAGGATTAAACATGAGCACTAGTATACCTCAGGTAGCCAATACAAGTATTAGTCATGCAGTGTTTATTGATCTAACACTGAATGCTAACTATGTGCCCACAACCTATTACATCAGCAGTGCGTATAAGCCAATTACGTTTAATGGTAATACCTACACAGAGTTAGGTGCATTCTTACAGTTAGGTTCAATCACTGATGACCTTAAGGTTACTAATGGTGACCTGCAGATACAGTTAAGTGGTATTCCCAGTGATGCCAACTACATGGATCTAGTTTTAAGTTATCCAATCAAAGGCGGCAACGTAGTTGTGCGACGTGGATTCTTTGATACTAATACCATGCAACCCATTGCCAATGCAATGTATGAGCGTTATCGCGGTGTTATCACAAACTTCAGTGTGGATGAAACCACAAGTTTTCTAGATGGTGAATTAGTTAACACTATCACTGTTAGCTGTGCAAGTATCAACACTGTGTTGCAAAACAAAATTAGTGGACAACGCACTAACAGCACAGACCGTAAACGTTATTATCCAGGTGATATCAGCTTTGACCGTGTAGCAGACCTAACCAACACCAGTTTCGACTTTGGTAAGAAATATGTTGGTGGAAGAGGTTACGGAGGCGGAGGCGGCGGAGGCGGCGGAGGCGGCGGAGGTCGCAGTTTTGAAGATTTTAACACACAAGAAAATTAAGGTGTAAAATGGTTAGATTTGCAGGTTTGAAAGACTTTGATAGAATTATGGAGATGATGATTAACTTTGCCAACAGTGCTCCAGTTGAAGATTATC